TTCCAACTCATTGATTAAACTTCTGGCTTGCATGCCAAAAGCTTCAAGCATACTGAGGGAGGTTGACATTAGAATGTTCGAAGAAAGCTGGCATTCTTCCTCTTTGTGTTTCGGAAAGCCCTTCGGCTTTACCCTGATACATCAGAGAGTCGCTGGAATCCAGCCAAAATTTTTTGTTTAGAAATTTGGAGTCACTCTCTCCAAGGGGTTGCATTACCCAATTGATTGTTGCCTTGCGTAGGCGATCCAAACTAGGAGATGGAGTGAGACCAAGCTCAGCACATACCAAGCTATTTGTTGCCACGTGAATCTGTTCATCACGAGAGATGTCCGCAGAGGAGGTCCTCAATCCAGCGTCACCACAGAAGCGGAAGAATGGGAGGAGCACAAAGAAGATGCTTCTCTCCAATACCATTGCTTTGCAAATGGTGTGGTCTGAGTGATCTTCCCAAGCCTTTGTAAGCGCTCGTGCTTCTTTTTCTGCAGCCGACGTTCCATCGACACCGAAAGATCGTGCGACGTATCCAAGAGCCAAGTCATGATTTTCCTCATCGGTAATGTTCATTTGAAGAATCGACCGAGCTGCTTCAGGCACCTCACTCTTCAATGAGTCCTTGATGAAATCTCCAACAGGCAGCTCCAGCTGTCGGAGAGCCAAGGCACGGAAGATAGCTTCCTCCGATCCTGGCATTAGTTTCCCAGCTTCAGTTTGAACTGGGGTCCATTTACGTTTACGTTCAATTAGTTTTTGATACGGATTCATTCCTGACAATCACATTGAGGTTCGGTAGCCTCCAATATTGATGCTAGGTAAATGTCAACGTCGGAATCTTTAAGCGCAGCATAAGCATCACTCTTATCCTGTACGTCACCCATCACTTGGAGACTGTAATAAAGAGACGTTTGCGGAGACCGTAGCCACTCTTCAACGAAATCAATGTCGTAGGTTACAACGTCACTCCAAGAGTTAAAGCTGTATCCATGAAGAAGTCCTGTTTTGTCCAATAGGGTCATGATGCCATCGGCTACTGCCTTGTAAGCATCCCAACCACATTCACTTGCAATTTCTACATCGCCATAGTAGTAACTCTGAACACCAAAGGTGCCTGAATCACGATCAATCTTTCTAGCGATGGGGGGAGCGATCTCTGGGGTGCAAGTAAACCCATCAAGATCTTTGCTCCGATAGCTACAGGAGGCCGTAGGAGCGATGGCAAATGCCCGCACCATATCAAACCCCTTAGCTACTTCTGCAGCCCTGTTCACGCCCTCCTCAAGGGCCACTGCGATGTTATGTGCGTTGGTATCAGATACCTCACCATGGTTTACATCATGGAGAGCCTTACCAAACTGCTCATAAGTTACATCGTACCGCCGTAGGAGGTTGGCCAGTCCAAGCATTCCCAGTCCGACTTGTCGGTCTGTTTCTGATGGGAGGTACTCATTGGATTCTCCAACACCTGTGACAGCATGGAGGCTGCACAGCTCAGACATACCGTCAACGAAAGCTCGGGAGATGTCTCCGATTTGACAGGCACCGAGATTGATATGTTGGAGGAGGCACGTCCCACGTGAGGGCAAGTAAACCTCAAGACAGACGTTTCCATAGATTCGGTTGCCATCTTTGTCGTACTTAACTTTGTTGAGCCAGATGTCACCAGCTTTAATGCCATGAAGCAGCTGGTCTTTGAACTCACAAGCATCCCACCACTCTTGGGTGATGTTGATGCAACGCTTTACCCACGGGAGTTCAGAGCGTGGGGTTGTAATGAACTCAAGAGCATCAGGGCATTGGAGGTCGCAATGCAACACCGCCGCGCCGTTCTTGTACGTTCCGCCGCGCCTCAAGATCTCATTGAGTGTGGAATAGATTTTTCCAAAGGATACGGGACCACTAGCAGTCAATCCCTTCCCATTTTCTGTACCCTTTGGCCGGAGGTTGGACAGGTGAATTGCTACACCAGCTCCATAACGTAGTGCGTGTGACACGAAACGCCATGAAGCCTCAATACCATTCGCCCCTTCCATGCTGTCATCAACGACAAACACGGTGCAGCTAACAGGCAGGCGACCTTCAGGGTTATCAATCCAGGACTGAACACGGCCAGTCCGAGAGATAAGGTTATTCATACTAAATCAGACAAGTCGGGTGGTTGGTAGTTAGGACCTTTGAGAACCTTGCCGTCCTCTCGGTAGATAGGTTTGCCATCGGGACCAAGCTTGCTCATGTTGCTTCGATGAACACGACGCAGTGCTTGCTCAAGATCCCAGTCCATGTTCTCTGCATACTGAGCGCAGACATAAACAAGATCGGCTAGCTCCTTAAGACACTCTTCCCTGTCTTGAGGATGGATCAGCTGCATCTTTTGATGAGCTTCAAGGAACTCTTTGAACTCTTCAACGATCAAAGATTTCTGGAGGTTCCTCTTCTGTAAGTCGTTCCGTATATTGTACGCTCGGCGGAACTCGATAGCTTGGTTGCTCAGGAGTGACATTGATTAATTCGTTTTCAAGGTAGTGGATTGCTTTAGTTAAGTCCTTAGCAATGTCATCTTTGTGGCCAGCACGGCAGATGTATTTGATTGCACAACCAAGGTGATAGTTCAGTCCTTGGTCTCGGATGAAGTCCCAGACTTCAATTGATCCACGGGTATAATAGTCTGGGGAGTGGAGGTTGTAGGCCATTCTTTTAACATCTGTTTGATGGTGTTAGCCATGGCAAAGTTCTGCCTTTGTAATGCCATGAGTAAAGTAATGATGTCCTCTTTGTCAGCACTAGGCAGCAGATCCTGCAGCTGCCTTAGCTTCAGATCCTGCTCCAGTGTTGGTGTCGTCACTGGCA